ATGGGAAGGTGCTAACTTCAAGTTGAAGATTCGTAATGTTGAAGGTTATCGTAATTATGACAAATCAGAATTTGCTAGCAAGTCTGCCTTGTCTGAAGATGATGCCGAGTTGGAAACAATTTGGAAGAAAGAATATTCTCTCAAGGAATTTACTGAACCAAAGTTGTTCAAACCTTACGCCCAATTGAAGACTCGTTTGGATAAAGTATTAGGCTTTGAAGGCGTTGCACCTTCAACTACTGCTGAATCTATCGATCTCTCACCACCTGCAGCTAAGTTTGCACCACGTTTAACACCTGCTGACATTGCTGGAGATGATGACTTGGAATACTTCAAGTCTCTCGCTGAAGAATAAAACCTTCTTTACTGAACGTTTAGACCCCGCCAAGTGCGGGGTTTTTTACGCTCCCATTCTGGCAGGATTTAAAATACTTGTGCCCCAAATATCCGCCCAAGGATCTAAGTTGTGTGCTGAGGCAACCGAAGTTTGTGTTGCTTTTTGTTGTTGTGGTGCAGCTGCCTGTTGATTGACGACAACTGGTGCTGATTGTGGTTGTGTAGATAAAGCCAACCTCATATCCGAAGCTGCCGTAGAACCAGAGGCTAATGCTGTACCTGTAGTCGATGATGTTGGTGATAACATTGCAACTTTTTTTGCAGTATCTGCTGTTGCATTAGTCAATTTGTTAGCGTAGTTAGGATCTGTTGCGTATCCGGCTTTTTGTAATGCCGTAAAAAATTCACCTGAAGTTTTCGATTCGAAAACACCAGCTTTGGTATATCTTTTATTATTCTTCAAAAATTTCACATAATCGGTAACAGCTTCTTCAGGACTACCATATGATCTAAATGGTTGAGGAATTCTAACTTTTTGACCACCAACATATTCGTGCGTCATAACATCTTTTTTATCGCCTTGCCAACTAGAATCAGCTTTAATTCCAAAATAATTATATTTTCCTGAAACTTTGGAACCCCACCCACTCTCAAACCCCCATTGAGTTAGAAGTGCATTTGGATCAACACCTCCCAATTCTTTGGCTGCTTTTTCCGCCAAAGGATACATGGCCGTAAGAAAGTCTTCTTTATTTTTAAATGCACCATCATTCGATACACTGACTGGTGTAGGAGAAATAGAAGAAGTTTCGGATTTAGTTGGTGTAGGAGAATTAGATTTTGCACTAAGTCTTCTTGACTCTGCAGCAGCATATGAACCATCGTCCATGGATTGTAATGCTTGTCCATGCAGTTTGTCTTGCATCTCTGACTGCACAGAAGAACTTTTTATTTCAATAGCATTTTTTCCTGATGCTTGAGCTGATGCTATGGCTTCCGCTAATTCTTTTTTGGTTTTAATTTCGCCTCTTGTGTAATCAGAAACATCTGCATCGGTTCTGTCTTTATCAAGTAAAGATTTTAATCCCTGATCTATCAATAAAGTTCTTGCGGCTAATTTCGATGAGTTACTTCCAACGTCTTGGGCCACTCTGGCATCTGTTTTTTCTGGTGTATTAGCTTCTGCATTTTTTCTATCTATTAAATCCATTAACCATTTTGCACTAACTAATGCACCGGCAAGAGCTAAGAACACAGGATTTGATATTATAGGCAACAACAAACGAAATACAGTACCTAATCCTGACAGAGCAGCTGAACCAAGTCCAAGTATTTTTCCTATATTTTCGGCCGAAAAAATGCTAGAAAGTAAACTTGGTATTGAACTTAATGCTCCGGTTACCGCAGCTGCGATTGTTGATCCTATTCCTAATAACGCACCCATTATTCCTTTATTTCCGCCTTCAAGCGCTGCATCACCTGAGACTTTTAAAGTCGGTGATGTTTTTGATTTATTTTTTGCAATTTGACTTTCATATGCGTTTTCTCTTGCAGCTGAATCTCTAAAGAACATATCTGATGCACGTGATGCTTTTCCACCACCCATTGTCACCAACTTCATAATGTTTTGACGCATGACGTTCATGTCTCTGGCCATTGCATTACTATTCATTGTATTTTTTGCAATGATAGTTAGTTGTGATTCTTGATTCTGTGATGATATTAATAAAGAATTTAATACCTCAGACTTTATTTCTCCATTAAATGTTCCAGATTCTGCTAATCTTTTACCTGGCGTTCTATCTAATGATTGATATCCTTTTCCGAAAATCTTTTGGCCAGAAGCGGCCAACATACCACTGCCACCAAAAAGCATGTTCCTAGGATCCAATCTTTCTTTGGTTCTTTTGAATGCTGCAGAACCAAGAGAACTTAATATCCCTTTTGATTTTAATTCTTGTTTATAAACATCGGTAAAAGTTGCCATTTTTTATTTTTTTCTACTGTTAATTTGTTGCTTGGTCTTTTCATTTTCTTCTTCTATAAATCTCAAAAGCATAGTAACATACATTGTTTTTTCCCAAGGCACCATCTTTTCCAAATCACTTAAACTATATTTGTGGTGTTGCATCAACGCAAAATTGGTTTGATAATGATTCGTTAAACTATCGTGCCTAAACATTATACGAAAAAACTTTGTAATCCCTCCAACACCATCTCTTCCTGATACCCGCATTTCCCACATTTGAAATCCAGTGTCTTTTTCATTTTAGGAATGTTGTCAAAAAAATCTTGTATTTTTTGAAATTGGTCTCTGGTTAAACTATCTACGAAATCTAATAATTCTTTTTCTTCAACATCTTTGGAGTAATAAATCGATTCTTCATCGTAAATATAATCTATGCTGCTTGAAACTAATTTACCTAAAACTTCAGATTCTTTAAGATTTCTTATTTTTTCCATAATCTTAAAATCTGGATATTTCATAACCACACCAAGCTTTTGTGTTAATTGAATTTTACAAGAATGATTTTCATCTTGTTCGGGATAAATTTCCAAAGCATTAAAACTTAATTTAATAATATGATTACAAGGTTTGTCTAGTCCTTCTTCATCTTTAACTTCATTATTGCATTTGTATTCCAAGTCTATTATTTCACCTACAGACCTTGCTCTTAATTGTAAGAACATATATTCTAAGTCTAGTATGGGCAAATCATCTACATTAATATCGTCTATGCAACAATTATTAACAATTTGTTTAATTGCTAATAGTACGGCTTCTTCTTCTTCAGATTCCATAGCCATCAACAGTATTTTTTCCTCTTTTACCAAAAAAGGTCTAAATTTTATCTTTTGTTTAGATAATGGTAAAGTTATTTCATATAACGGTGTATCAATCTTAGGTAACATTCTATCTCCATTTTAAATTAAATTCTATTTCCAAAAATCGTGGATGCTGCCCATGATCCAAATATGGATGCAGCTGCCTCTTTCAAATCATAACTGCCTTCGTAAATTGTTCTATATTTTTGATAAGCAAATTGAACACTTAGTCTGTGAAAGTTATCGTCAGACCACGATAACGGTTGTGAGGCAATTGATACTGGAAAAGCATCAATCAATTCAACCGCATAAATTTGTTTAATAAAATCATCATACTGAATAATTTTAATGTTTGTCAGATATCGAGACTCCTGGTCTTTTGCAAATCTTAAATTGTTTGTATCTGTTGGCATAATAGCTTCCATCCAACGATCAAACAATTTTCTTTCATAAAAATCATTAGTACACAAAAATGACAAAGTGGTTTCTGTGTATTGTGTTTGATATGGAACTTTGAATACCGGACCATAAATTTTGACTTCTGTTGTGCCTATAGTTTTGCCGGGAAGCTCAGCTGCTTCACATTGCATTGACAGATAACGTGTGATTGCAGGATTGGAAGACTTGGAATATCCTGTTGGTGATTGACCACCAAATGATGAAGACAATATCTCACTCACATCAGTTGCAATTGTATTTGGTAGATTTATAATCTTTTCAAGTAGGCCAACTTCAATAAATTTGCCGATATACTCCGGTATTGGTAGAATTACCTGAAAACGATTTGGTCTAGCAAGACCATCCTTTGCCTTAATGTTAGACAAGAATAAATTTGGGGCGAATGACATTAGAATTTCTTTCTTGAGTCGGAATATACTTTGTTTGTAGAAGCTCCAACAAAACTTTCCATTGGCAATAACGCAGCAATGTCCCATTCACCTGCTGAAATTTCCAGGAATCTTGACTGAACATGGTTAAACAGATATCTCTTAATGCAAGGTTGTGCCTCGAACAATTTAGATGCAGCTTTCAAAGTTTGATACGTTAATCGTAACCTTGTCGATGCGTCATACTTGTTGTTATTGGCGTAATCACTTAGTTTATCTAAAAGAATGATGCGTTGCTTTGGGTGAATGTAGTGTAGATTCAGCCCTAGAAAACCGTCTTGGTAACGTTCTATTGGTAAAACCAATGGGAACCTGTCGTAATATGGCAACGAATCCTTCGTCTTCGGATCATAAAAGTAAAAGTACATTTTTCCAATAATTGTGCCCTCTCTCAATCTGGTCATGTCATTCATTAACGATTGTTTCGATGGTTTTAAATCCGAAACTTTCGAACGAAGCCAATCACGTGACTTTCGAGTGCGTGGTGTTAATCCCTCTTTTTGCAGGGATGCATTAATTCTATCTATTAAATAAGCCATGCCGTATTTATACTAGATGCCTAGTTCTTTTTCAGTTATGATTTGAAATTGCCAACCATGTTCTCGGCAAAAGATATCAGCTGCCCGCCACTTTTCTTGGTTTACCGCATATGTTGCCGCTTCTTGGATAAACCTTTGAGTCTTGCGTTTTTGCACTGGCATTTTAGTTTGTGAGTATGGCTTAACCTCCCACAAATACGTCATCACCAGACCGTCTTTCCGCCTGACCTTGACGATGAAATCTGGAAAGTAACGATGAATTTTTTGGTCAATTGGACTTCTGTAGGGTATGGGCAACTCCTCAGAACCCCACCAAATTACACCCGGATTATCATCAAGATATTTCATTACCATCTTTTCCCAACTTGAACGATATATTATGTTCGTTGGATCACCTTTATATTTCTGTGGGTTCTTAGGTTTGAATACACCTTTGTAGGTTTGTCTGGTCATTTGGTATAAATAATGAGTAATAACTTGAGGTATATATGGCACTATTCACGCTTACAGACATACGATTTAAATCCGATAGAAGTGCAACAACTAACAATAGAATAGTTGGAGACAAATATAAGATTAACACTTTGCGTTATCCATTGGATTTGGGCGAAGTGGATAAAGGTCATTATATGGTCTTCCACATCAATGAACAAAAACGCACTCAATTTCCAGGATCAACAACCGATGATGAAACTACGGCTGTAAAAAATAGACTTGGTTTAAATCGTTTTAGTGGTGGTGCATCCGATTTTGTTTCAGTAACGCAAGGTGCTATTACTGCTGCTTCACAATTAGACCTTACGGTTGTTTCTTCTAACATACAGAAAAAATTTAATTTGTCGGCTGGCAGTCCAGAATTGCAAAGATTATTGCAATCAACTATGGACACATTTAATAAAAGTTTCTCTGGTGTACAAGAGTATGTTGCTGAAAATTCTTCAACATATGCTAAAACTGGAGTTAGAACAACCAAACGTACAACTGATACGATTGCTTTGTATATGCCTGATACATTGGCATTCACACAGTCTCAGAATTATGCTGGACTAGAACTTGGTGGTGGTTTAGCTGCAACTCTTGGTGCTGGTTTTTCTGGTTTACAAAACATAATCAATGGTGATATGAGTGGTGTTGATAAAGCTAACTATGCACTTAAGAATGCAACGCCGTTTGTTTTGAATGCATTGGCTAACGCAACTGGCCCAGCAGGTCGTGCGGTATTTGCTGGGTTTACTGGAACAACTGTTAATCCTATGATGGAAGTTATATATTCTGCTCCCGAATTTAGAAGCTTTCGTTTTGATTTTATGTTTTATCCAAGAAGTAGTGTTGAAGCAAAAGAAGTGCAAAACATCATTCAACGAATTAGATTTCACCAAGCACCAGAAGTATTAGGTAATAATTCAGCTGGTGGATTGGGTGGTTATTTCTTAGTGCCACCTTCCGAATTTGATATTAAATTTTATTACAATGGAACAGAAAATGAAAACATACCATCAATTTCAACTTGCGTTTTACAAACAGTTGATGTTGATTATGCACCAAATGGTTTTGCGGCATATGAAGTTCTTGAAGATAAAAATGTTCCAAAATGGGGTTCAACTGGTATGCCTGTAGGTATTAGAATGGGTCTAGTGTTTAAAGAAACTCAAATTATTACTAAGTACGATTTACAATCACGCAGAGTTGGTTCTAGTATTGCTGATTCTGAAAATCAATCAGACCAATGGATAAATTTTTAACATGGCAAAATATTTTAATTACTTTCCTCAAACGGCATA